GTGTTAAAGTTCCTGCAAAATTATCAAACCCTGCATAATATAGATGCCAGCGATCTGTACAAAAATTTATTTGTCCATTAACAAGTGTTTTTGACGTTCCACGCTGCGCCACCTGCATCGCCCCATTGATAATCATGTTGCGTTCAGAGAGACTGCCCTCACTAGGAAGATTATCTGCTAGTTTTCTTGCGTTGCTCATTAGCCACCTTCCAATGCTGCTACTTTAGTTTCAAGAGTTTCAACTTTTGTTTTGAGTTCCTTAATACCCTCAATTAAAAGAGGAACAATTTTTGTATAATCTACTGCAAGATATTCTGTGTTTGTTGCTGATACAGAACTGTCTAATTTGGAAATTACCTCTGGTAAAACCGCTTCTAACTCTTGAGCAGAGACACCCAACTTTTGAGTAGTTTCCTTTTCTTGATATAATTGATTACCCTCTTTATCTTTACCTTTTTTAATGTCTGTAATAGCATCGCTATCTTTGTAGTAAAAACCATTCATCTGACTAATTTTGCTAAGTGCTTCAGGGATATTATTACTTTTAACTTTTAGTCTATCATCAGAGTAATTATTAAATGAACCAAAAACCGTAACTGAGCTGCTAAAAGTCGCACTGCTGCTAAAAGTTGAAGCACCTTGGATGGTTAAGTTGTTAAAAGTAGGGCTATCACCAGAACCATAGCCAGATGAAACACTGGCCCAACTTGGCGCATTAGAGCCGTTAGATTTTAAATATTGACCGCTTGAACCATAGTTGGCTCCAGACAAGCCTATTTGTCCTGATGCTCCAATACGCATACGTTCTGTGTTATCTATAAACATTTTGATTGATGACGAACTTACAGAGTTTCCTTGATCTGCACGTAGCTCAATACTTCCACCGTCAATGTTAAAGTCGGCATATCCACCATCTGTGTCTTCTATTCTTAAATCTGGGGCAGAAGAGGCCAGATGTAGAAGTTGAGCAGGAGTACCAGTGCCCACACCAACCCGATCATTCGTAGCATCGAGCGTAACTCCTGCAGTCAGTAAGTGTGCGTCAACATCTGTATCAGAATAACCTGACGGTGGAGTTGCCCATGTTAAACCGCCAGTATTACCAGACTGCGCTGAAAGAAAATAACCATTGGTGGGAGTGTTACTTACTTTCAGATTGGCTTCGTCAACCACATTGTCAGCAACATTAGTTACTGCTGCATCACGCTCAAACGTTAGAAAAGCAGTGATCGTAACTTCATCCCCTGCCGCTGCGCCAGAACCAAGCGTTACCGTAGTTGTGCTTGCGGTATAGTCGCTCTCTTCTAATCTTAACCCATTCATATGAACCATGATGTCTGAAGGGGTGCAAGCAAGCGTATTACCATCTGTGTCAGCGCCAGTGAAAGCTGTCTGATTAGCCGTGGCTGTATATGTAAAAATGTTAGCTGATTGTCTGCTAACTACCTTTGTCGGACTACTACCAATATAAGCCATTTTTATCCTTACTCAGGTTTGGTATCTTCTACTTCTGATGCTTTTTTAACAACTTTAAGATCAAATGCTTGTGTTACTTGTGCATCTTCGCCTGTCGCAATAGCCACACTATTTGCGTTGCAATGAGTAACCAAAGCCGCAATGATTTCGTCTTTTGCTATTCTAGCTCTGTTAGTCAAAGCATTGTCTGCCCAATCTTGTGGAACTGCTGCTGCATACTCAAGACACTTTAGTTCTGTGTCGGTTACTGTTACTTTAATCTCTGCCATTTTATACTCCTATGGTTTTGTAGGCCATGATACATCATCTAAACTGGTTGCGCTTTTAGTTATGTCACGCAAGTCAGTTCTGTACTTCTTCTGTGCATCAGTCAGGATTAGGTCACTTGATGCCCACCAATCTGTCTCTGCTATTCTACGGTTACGTTCTTCACGCAGTAGCCTCATGGGTTCTGCTGCTACAAGGGCATCCTTCTTAGCTTTGACTGCATCCCACGTTGTACCGAAGTGTGATGGGTCTGAGCTTTCTATGGCAGAGCCGTTGCTATCTGCGCCCATGACCTTGCGGAACATAGTCTCAAACTCAACTTTGTTTGTTGGCTCTCCACGTAACACCCATTCGGTTACGCCTAGTTCTGTTAATGCTGTTGCTATATCTGTCATTTTTCCTATCCTATTAAGTATCCATGCCAACTTGTCCAATACACACTTGAATCGCCATAAAGGATTTTACCACTTTGTTGTATCGCCAAAGACAGAGTATCACCTGCATCCATTTCACCCACCCAAGTAAAATTATATGACTTATGACCACTAGATTGAGAGTTCCTTGTTCTAATAACAGTAGTGGAATTATGCTTAACCATAATATCGTTTGTATTTGTGTCACTTGGTGTTAAAAATGTGCCACCAGAAAAGTATATACCATGAACTGGAGCAACAAACTTATTAGCATTACCACCAGAAGTTTGAAAACCACTGCCTTGGTTTAAAGTAACAGTATTCCAAGTAACAAGCTCATCTGCCCCAGAAGCTGTTTGACTGCTGGTTTTATTTACAAACCAAGCAATTACATTAGGGTTCAACACCCTACCACTGCTATCTATAGTTAACCCAGTAGTACCGCCAGTGTTCTGTATCGTATCAACTTTTAAGATAGAACTCATTGGGCTATCTCCTGAAGTGTAAGTGTTGCAGTAGATGGAACCTCATTGGCGTAATTATATAATAAAGTACCCACATTTTTATATGCTTGAGTTTTGTAAGTAGTAGCACTAGTAGTAGAGGGGCTATCAAGAAATTGAAAAGCAGCAGTGGTCATACAATACGTTGTAACAGTGCTATACATATTTAGTTGGTGTATGTTTGTACTACCTCTAAGTAGTCTTATAATAGCGTCTTGATTATTTAAATAAACCATAGACGCATGATGTAGAATTAAAATCTTACTGTTTGAAAACTTGGGTGTAATCGTTGCTGTTAATCCCGTATCCGTATGTGTGTTAGCCGAACCAACAGTTGTATATGTCGTGGATGTTCCTTGTACAACCTGAACAACATGACCAGCAATCTGCACCCCATTACCACTAGTCTTTTCGTTTATGGTGTCTACCTTGAGAATGCTCATGCTGCTATCTCCATTACTACAATAACAGAGTTTTTAAACTGGTCGTTTTGAGCTACAGAAGTTTGTTGCCTCGCTGTAAAAGTTAAAGATGCGCCTACTGCATCAGTTAAACTAGTTTCTTCAAAAGTTAGAGCCATAGTAACCCAACTATTATCATCTTTAGCATTATATAAAACACTAGAACCACTATTAACTTTATAACCCATAGAGTGCCAACCACTAGTTGCTGGTCTAACAACAGCCGCTTGAACTGTAATAATAAAATTAGAACTTGCATCTAATCTATTTAATGTAACTGAAGCACCGCTAACTTCTGCATTATTGACGGTAACAGTTGAACCGTCAAACCCTCGTTTTACTTGAAGGACATATCCATTAGGTGAAATAAAACCATTACTAGCATCAAGCGTCTGACCAGACGGTACGATAATCTTATTGGCATTGCTGCCAGAGCTAAGACCTTTTAAGTTTTCTACGTGTAAAGTACTCATATGATTGTCAAGTTCCCATTAACTGTAAGCGTTATGCTTGACGCTATTGTTAGAGGTCCATTACAACTAGCATTGTGTGAGCTAGGTATAGTTGTGTCTGTACCCATAGTCTGATCATTAGTCTGAAACAACGCTGTCTTAGTTGTGTTCTGTGTTGTATCAAACAGTGTAGCTCTAATGCTGCTTGCAAATGTACCACCACCTGATAGTGTGGGTGTATCTGCTACGCTGAATATGTTGTGAGATATAATAGTTATCTCATCGTTTAGTGCAGCAGCAGCGCCTAACACAACTGTAGTTCCTGTGGTAGCTGTGTAATCAGCAGGTTGTAATAGTATTCCGTTTTGATATACGTCTAGGTTTCCAATAGAGTATACAGCATTAAATGTGGTTTGTCCAGCAGTAGCTGTATATGTTTGCGCCCTTCTTGTACCTTCGGTTAGTGACTGTCCTATGTATGCCATGTCTGTGTCCTAACTCAATAAGTGCATAGAAAAGTTACTATACTTAGCATCATTACCGTATACGTCAAAATTATCACTATATAGGTCAATATAATCATTTGCATTTAATGAAATTACACCTGACCAAGACCACTGATGATGAACACTTCCACCGTTAGAACCATATATATTTTTATAACCTACGGCTGAAGCACCTGTAGCATTTATTCTAAGTCTAAGATATCTATTATTCCATGTAGCATTGTTTTCACTCATTACCCAAATAGTTACAAGATATCTCCCAGCTACTGGAACTGTTGCTCTACCATTGGATGTGTTATACATATTTCCAATATTATAATTAGTGTGGTCAAAAATATAAACATTACCTGAAGTAACAGTTCCTGCATCTCTGTATGCAGAAAAACTAGGCTGGTGAGGCATTATAATACTACCATCAGCATTTATTCTAAACGATGTACCGTTTTTTGCATAATTCCAAGTAAATAGATTATTAGAGGTATCAGAGGATATTTGATACTTATTTGATCCTGCTCTTTGAAAAAGAATATGTCCATCACCACTAGATGCAGCATTTAAGAATAGATATTTATTGCCAGATCCTGATGGATTATGAGTAATATTACCTGTAATATCTTGGTCATTTTGAACTGTTAGCTTACCACTCATAGTATCGCCAGCGGTTTCTACATAAGCTGCACTGTTTCCTGACGCTAAATCTTTTGACTTACCCATTAGGTAATCTCCAATATACTCATCATTACATCACAAGAGGAGGCAGCACTTGATGTCACTTTAATCTTATCGTTTGTTTGTAGAACGACTTTTTGATCACCTCCTACGACAACAAGACTGCCTCCGCTAGGGACCGTAGCTTGTTTAACCAAAAATGTATCGTTAGATCCATCATTGTGTGCTACATCAACTGTTATAGCTGCAGTAGTTCTATTAGCACAAGACAAACCGATAACGGTTGTAGCTGTGCTGCTCCCTACTGTGTAGCTTCCCACTATGGTGGCTGATGTGCCTATGCTACGTGAAGTCTTTCTAAGAAATGTATTTGCCATATTGCTATCCCAAAGCTATTGCTAGTGCAACGGCTGAACCTGCTGCATCAAAAGCTGTTGATGCCTCTACACGTGCATCTGCTCTAGCGTTTGTGAAGTATAAATTAGTAGACCCTTCTGATAGATCATCTGTGTCGTGATTACCAAAAGAGATTATAGAGTTTAAATCGTGATCGTTAGATGCAGGGTCAAGGTGAGCAGCAACACTAGCAGGTAAAGTTATGAATACAAACTTAGTTCCTGCTGAGAAGTTTGTTGCTGATCCACTGTTTGAACTAGATAGTACTGTAGTTCGTGTTAGTGTGTTAGTGCCACTGTATGTACCTACTCCTACTTCCCACTCATCAGTGCCATTAGCTGTATGCACAATGGCGTAGTAAGTCGTGTCATTAGTAGACATGACTGATGCAAATGTATCGAAGGTAGCACTTGCACCACCAAGAGTTAGGTTTGATGTTCCTGTAGTAGTAGTGGTTTCACGTACACGGTCTTTTAGTACTAATGCCATTGTATTACCTTTACGTTATACGTATGACTGCGTTGGATGCATCTGCTGTAGGAAAGATAACAGTGAAGTCACCTGCTGTCGATGCCACGTTTGAGCCAAACGAGAATACAGCTATTGCTTTGTTACTGGCTGAACTGTTGTACAGTAAAGCACCAGCAGCCGTGATTGTCAGGTTAGTGAATACTTCATCTGCAAAGTCTACAAGTGCCGTATCCCCTGATAATGAAATGACAGGCGAATCCAATCCCTGCCCTCCTGCACTATAGTTTGTTCCTGTAGCTTCATCTGAACTACCTGTCAACTGAGAGTAGTTAGTTGTAGCTTTATTAAAGTTACCTGTAGGTGATGGTTTAATTAGAGCTATCTTTAATGTGTGTGTGTCTAAGTCGTGAACACCCCCAAGTAGCTCTTGCTTGAAGCTGTTGCACATTGCTGTAGTAATAGTACCCATGAGAATGTCCTTTTGTTAAATGCACGAAGAGGCCAGCAAAAGCCAGCCTCTAAGTTTATCTTGATTATGCAGCGTTGTAACGTGCTGTCACCAATGCTTGTGGGCGTAAAATCTTACGTCCGTAAAGGTGCATACCACGTACGATGTCTGCAAATGAGTCAGGATCTCTGTAGTTCTCAACTTTAGAGACTTGCTCTGCAGTTGCTACAGCTTCTTCTTGACCTGCTAGGATGATACCGAAGTTGTCATCTTGTGCAGTTACACCAGAAGTTCCTGGTCCAGTACCGTCTGTAGGTAGGTTGTTTGAAACATAGACTTTAAAGCCGTGAATGTTTCCTGCAACCAAGCCATTCTGTAGACCGCCTCCACCGAAGTCTGAATTTAAAAGACGTGAGTCTTCATCTTTCAACATTTCCATGAAGATTGGATCAACAACCAAGTATCGTCCACGTGAGTCCACAGTTCCTGTGTCTAACTGACGTGCCATTCTTGCAATAAGTTGCAATGGCGAAGCTGAGTTGGTAGCTTTGGTTGCAGCACCTGGTAGTCTAGGCACTAGTGGAATGGAGTCACCAGTTGTAGAACTTGAAGCTGAAGTTGTGATGTTGTTCATGTCAGACATGTCTAACTGGTTCACCTTCAAAAATTCACCGTTGATCTCACTCCCTGTTGGGTGCTGTGCAGTACCTGATACAGTAGTTGCATACTGACCATTGGCAGGGTTAGTACCTGTCATGTACATTAGAATGTCAGCATCTATTGAGTCAGCCATCTTATATGCTGCTCTGTCTGCAGCTAAAGATACGAAGTCAACATGTGAGAACTGCTCTTCAATGTCATCCATTTTAAAAGCAAAATAGTTAGCTTTGTCAATGGTTAACTGAAAGTCAGTGTCAGCTAGTTTCTCTACAGTTATACCTGTGTGACGCTGTAATGCGTTTACAGTTACATCTGGTTCTTTTTGGATGCGTACAACATCCCCTTGATTTGCAATGTCACCAAAGTATGAATTGTTAGTGATTGCGCTTACAACAGACGCTTTGCGTAATGCAATTTGTGCCTGTTTTGAGTACATAATGGGGCTAAAATTATTAGTAAAACCCCCACCTGCGGTTCCTATAGCCATAGTTAAATCTCCTTATATAGATATGGCGTTGAATTAACACTACATACCCACGATGAAGAGGCTCTTTGTTTTAGGGTAGTCAGCTATGCTTTGAGAATGCGCTTTCTCTCTGCGCTGGGCCTATACTTAGAGGTAGTTCTTTTGTGTGGCTAGTGCTTGATTAAAGCATACACACTTTAGTTATTGTGTATATGCTATAGTTTTATCTATGATACTTAAAATGTCAACTACTTTCTTGACATATCATAAATAAAGTTTCCATTACGTTGAGCATCTAGTATTTCTTCTTGACGCTTCTCGTATTCTTTCATAGACATGTTAGCTACTTCAGACTCGCGAACCATTTTAGCTGACTCGTCAGGCTCTGGTGCGGCTGCACTTTTTGTCTTAACTGAAGATGCTGCTGCTTTCTCATTAGGTTTAGCTTTCTTCTTATTAGTAATACCATTGTCTACTTTATACAAATCTATTACACGTGATACAGACTTTGCATCATCTACGTTTTCATACAAAGCATCTTGTACCCACTTAGGTTGTTCCTTTGCCCAGTTATGAAACGTATCGTCTTGACGTATCTCTATAAAGTCAGGATGCATCTTAACAAGTTCTGCTTCAGCTTTATCACGGTGTGCATTTTGTCGCATCTCTTCTAGTTCAGCCATACGAGCTTCTATATCTTTAGCTGCACTCTTAGACTTCTTATCAGCTATAGTTTCTATAATAGACGCTACATCAGGATACTCTTTAGTCCAAGCTTCTAGCTCTTCATCAGTCTTAGGCAATACAAGCTGTTTATTAGCAGCCTTAGATAGTTGAGATTCTAATGCTTCTATCTTAGAAGTAAACTCTTTCTCTTTGTCCTGTTGATGTCTGCGTAGATCACCATAACGTTTCTTGAAGTTCTTCTCTTCAGCACTTAGCTCATCATCTTCTTGTGCTTTGGCTTCTGGTTTCTCTTCTTGTTTGGTATCACTCTTTGTCTGAACTGGTTCAGCTTTAGGCTCTTCGCCATTGGGTTCAGCTTCAGTGGTTTCTTCTTCATCAGTTATACCTGCTGCTGCCCTAGCTTTGTTTTTCATTTCTTCTAGTTCAGCTTCATCTTTCTTGATACGTTCTTCATTAGTAAGGTATCCACTTCTACCTATCACTACTTTTGGAATAGGTGGTTTTACCATTGGGTTGGTTTCGGTATCGGCCATTTGTTTTTTCCTTATGTTGGGGTCAGCCGTAGCTGAGTAGCCTTATAGTTATTTGGATTTCTTCTTCTTCTTTTTCCTCATCATGCCGCCTTTGTAAACACCTGTTGAGTCATCATCATAATCACCTGCTGCAACATTATCATATATAGGTGAGGGTTTAGCTGCAGGTGTAGGTGGCCTGGAGATAGGTGAATCATTATTGTCATTTGAAGACGGGGGTGGTAAGAAAGAATCTGGATCATTTTTAACAGCCTCAAGGAAGTCATCATTACCTACAGGTTTAACAGTTTTACTTGGGGAACCAAAAGCTGCACTTGCAGCGTCTGCAGATGCTTGTTCAATTTGTGTTTTAAGCTCATTACTAAGCCCATCATCTACTCCCGGAGTTGTAGTTTGACTTGCTGTTTGATCATTTGGTGTGTAAACACTTCCTGCTCCCGGATTGTAAGGTTGACCACCTGCCATAGTAGGATCAGCAAAATCTGTATCAGGTGTTACTGGTTTAGGTATTTGACCTACAGTCTTTTCAAAGTCTCTTCCTAGTATCTTATCTAGTAGTGTAGGTGTTTCTCTTTCTGTAATCTCAAGTAAGTTTTGATAGCGCATCTTATCTACATTTGAAGTTTCATTAGATGTTAATCTACGTTCTATCTCTCTCTTTACTTGTCTTGTTTGATTCCACATTGCAAACTTAACTGCTGCACCCATTAAAGGATTTAGTAATCCCAAACCTGATGCTATTACATCACCTTTCAAATCACCTTGACTATTTACCATCTCAGTTAATTCTTCAAGACTTAGCTCTTTATAGTTAACAGGATCTGGTGTTGGCATATCCATACCTCCTCCAGAATCAGAACCACCGCTACCGCCTATTGCAGGGGTAGGAGCTACAGCTACACCTTCACCCACTGGATAGTAACCAGCAGGTATCTCCATTTGTGCTACACCATCTATAAAGGTAATAAATATTCTATGACCTTCATCGTTCATGTACTCACGCATCTCAAGTACAGGACCACCTGTACCACCTTCTACTTGATCAACATAGGCGTTTTCCATGTCAAAGCCACCCTTTTGATCAGGGTCATAGAAGGGTTGATTGAACTGGGCTTCACCACCTATGAGGTTTGTATCTTCTACAGGTGTTGGTAATGATAGTTCCTGTGTTGCCATACCACCTTCATCAAAGCCTAGACCTTCCATAAGTCTTTTGTAGAATGGTTGATCATAGTAACGTACTGAGTTATTTACAGGCTCTTGGCCTCCTGTGTATGTACTTGCTACCTGACCTGCTCTTAGTGATTCATTCTTTGTTGCTGATGCTGGTGATCCATATTTACGTGCGGCACGTTCCATTGGATTACCACTAAAGCCAAAGTCAAACCTAGACTGACGATCAGGCTCATCATCACCATCAAATACATCTCTTAGTCTGTTTCGTATAGCTTCAAATCTATTCTTTGGTTTATCTTTTCTGGCCTGAACTCTAGCAGATATAGCTGCTGGGGAGTTGTCTTTTTTATCATCATTACTAAAAGCTGAAGCCATTATCTCTGCGTGTGTCTTACGTGGGGCAGTACGTTTAGGGGTTTTTATGTCTCTATTCTTTGCTACATCTTTGTAGTCAGCCATAGATCTTCCACCCCTGTTCATTTGTACAGGTGCTTCATCATCCATTACTTCTAAGTCTAACTCAGAAAGTTCTATGTCCATTCCCATGTCATCATTCATAGGTTCACCACCCATGCGTCCGTCTTGTGACATCTCTTGGTAACCCATCTTAGCTTCAGCACGTAGGTCTTCAAATAGTTTTACACCATGAAAGTTTACTACGTCAGCAGCTACAACTATCTCACCTTCACTTAGGTTAGCTGGTATATCATCTCGTACATTCTCTGCTGTAGAACCCATTGGTATCTCATTACCTGACACAGGATCTATACCTATTGTGTTATCTGGCACATCACCAAAATTCATATTCATCTGTTCTTCTAAAGCCATACCGCCCTCACTAAATCCTTGTGCATTTTTAGTAGCTGTTATTATCTTGCCTTTTCTGGTAACGTTACCCTCACCAAATACCTGTTCTATTAAAGGTACATATGCCTGAGTCTTTTCATTTCTTTGATAACCTTTGGTTGTAATTTTTCCTTCACCCTTACCCGTACCTTCGTACACAGAAAAGTGTGCTTTACCATTTGGTTTTATTGCATTCTCTGCCTGTATAGCAATGTCAATAATGTTTTTATCTTCTTGTATAACATTTAATACATTGTGAGACATAGCCATATCAGCCTGTCCATCTTTTACAGAATCAACAACTGCTGCATTATGTTCTGGTGTTCTATTAAATGGATCGTAAACTTTTACAGTTGCACCTTCTTCAGCAGCATCTTCTACTAAGTTATCAAAGCGCCCACCACCAATGTCAACAATAACATCACCATCTTTTATCTCACCACGTTTTTTTAATTCGTTATAACCTGCAGGTTTCTTACTAACATTTATAGATGTATCTGCTGAGTCATATAGTTGTTCTGGGTAGGACCATACATCTGTTGGTGCGGCTGACTTATTAGCTGCTTTCTTATAATTATTAAAAGACTTACGTATAGCTTCTTCTTTTACAGCCCAATCTACTAAGGATCTATCTAGTCCATTTTCAAGTATATATTGAAAAGTTTCATTGTCTGGTAACTGTTCAAAGGCTCCAGATATTTTGTCATCGTAAAGCATATCGTCCATCATACTTGGACCCATCTTATTTAGTATAGCTTTTTGATCTGATATACTTTCTGCTGCTTCTTCTACTGTATCAAATCTAACGGTAGCTTCTACAGCATCTTTATAGTCATCAAGACTTACAACACCCTTATCTGATGTTTTTAATTTATATTTTAATGCTTCTGTTATTGCAGGTATTCTTGACTCAATATTATCCTGTACTTTCTTTTCTGCAGCTTCTACAGCTTTTGCACCGCCACCTGCTTCCAAATAACTTTTTTGTACGTTAGCTAGTTCTGCAACTTCTGAGTCTTTAAGATTTAATTTACCCCAATCAAAATCATCCCTATACATATCGTCTAGTTTAAAAGACTCTGATTTTTTAGGCTTTATCCTAATGTTACCACCCATCATACCTAAAGCATTAGGGTCAACCTCTATACGTTTTATCATATCTGCTGCGTTACGTATACCTTTAGCAGCAACATCTCCAATACCTGGAACTGCACCTACTAGAGCAGCACCACCTAGTACAGCAACAAAGCGGTAGTCAGGGTCTTCTTTCTGAAGCTCGTCATAGATCTCTTTTGCTGCCATAGCATCTCCTATTATAGGAGTCATCTCAGCTACAGTCTTAGCAGCATCTTTGAATGTAAGGTCAGTGTTTATGTCTGTTACAGGTTCTACACCATAAGACTTTACAAACTCAAGACGTTCTTCCTCAGTTGGTTGGTCCATTTACCGTTTCCCTCAGTAACTTTAGTTTTCTTAGTACGTCTATTGCACCCTGCTGTCTGTGCATAACATGCGGTTCATTGGCTGTTTCCAACGCACGTTGTCTTATGTTTATTATTTCATCTATGTGTTTTTGAAACTGCTCGTAGCATTCTTTATCATTAACCAACTGCTTGAGGTGCATTACCTGTAAATCCTTGCTCTTCTGGTAGTGGTGCTGTACCCATACCTATCTGTGAACCTCCACCCCCAGTAGTATCAGCTACACTTTGTGGGCCTTGACCTTCAGGACCAGCTACGCCTTGCTCTGGTGTTGGCGCTGGTGCTTGAAAACCTTTTAAGATCTCAGCTTGTATAGCTGCATCAGCAATAGAGTTAGTCACCTTATCAGGATCTAAGTCCATGCTCTTAGCAATCTCACGTATAATATAATCCATCTTAGCAAATGGTGCAAGTACTGGATTCTGTGCTACTTGTAAGAACTGCATCAAACGTTGACTACGTACTTCGTTAGCCATCAAGCTTTCTGTACCTGACGCATGTACTTCTAAGTCACCCTTTATATTCTCATCAAAGTCAAACTGCATGTTGAATGCAAAGAATGCTTTACCTAATGGTCTAATTAAATAGTCATCAACATTCTTAACAACGGTACGGATACTACCGTTAGCAGCAGACATAAGCATAGAGATTCCAGAAGCAGTACGCCCAACTCCTTGAACTCCTGTTTGACCATGTGCAAAAGATGGGAACCCAGTAGACTCATCAGCTAGTACCCTCGCTTTATCAAATAGTTGCATGTTCTCTTGTGCCACGTTTGGAAACTTTGTACCAAAGATAGCTTGTCCTGGAGCGCCACCCTGTCTCCTGAATATCTTTCCAGGATAAACAGATAGGTCTTGGCCGGGAACTAAGTTAGTCTCATCTACTTCTATGATTAGATTACCAGACATTGCAGCATTGTCAATAGCCATTCTCATAAAGCCATTCATCAATGTCTGTGTATCATCCATGTTCTCAGCAATACCAACGCCAAAGAAGGAGTATGGGTTATGCTCATATGGCACAGCGTAGTAGGGTATACGTGTAGGCTTGAATGGGTTTAGTACAAACCGTAGTACTTCACCGTTGCTTATCCATACGTTACAGTTAACTTCATCTAGGTCACTAAGCTCACTAGGTATATCTACACCATGCTCTTCTAATAACTTAGTATCAACAAAACCCCAGAACTCTAATACCTCCCAACGCTCTGATGTTGGTTGTGTATCATCATCTTCCATAGTCATTTCCCAGTACTTCTGTGTATAGTCTGGTCCTGAGTCTATAGCGTTCTGTATACTATCATCCATAAAGTATGGACGTGTCTTTAGTTTGCGTAGTTGTGTACGTGACATCTTGTGTCTTTGTACAACATACTCAGCCTCATTCATATCTTTAGCTTCTGGGTCAGGATAGAAATCCCATATAGAAACGTGGTCACATTCTGGAACAGTTCTTACAATAGGATCATACTCACCATCTTCGTTCCAGTTAGGATACTCTTTGTCTACAGCAAACGCACCTTTCATAACACCTGTACCAAGTAGTGCCATTTCAAATGCCATACTTCTTAGGTGTGTAGTAGCTCCGCTTTCCTGTAGCTGATCATGGATCTTCTTCTCCATCTTCTTAGCTGAAACCATAGCAGGATGAAACGTAACACTAGTAGCTGTAGTACCATCACCCTCTATAATCTTCTCAGACACAGGTGCTAGTTTTTCTTCCATGCCACCTAGTCTAGCCTGTAGATCCATAAGTGTTTCACCAGGTTTTAACTCTGTGTCACCATCTATTAGATAGGGCTTTGGCGCTGGTGAACTCATAGCTGCACTAATAGCAGCCTGTCCTGCTTCTACTCTAGGGTCTATGTTTATATGTACAGACTCAGCAACACCGTCAGGTAGAACAGTAGGATTTACAGATAAAGGAAACTTATTGTTACCAAATAGTACATCTACTATCTGTCCATATGCTGCTAGTGTTTTTGTTTTAGTAACCTTTACAAAGATACGAGACTTCTCTGCGTCAGTAAATTGTACATCACTACCATACAAACCTCTGTAGTTTCTATATGCTTTAAGCCATCTCTGCTCATCAGCGTACCTAGAGTCTTCAGACCTTTTGTATCGGTCTTTTATAAAGCCAATTACACTGTCCTTCTCTTTAAAGATTTTATCATCAGCTTTCTCTGCTGCAACGACATCATCCGTTTCAAACATTTCTTCAGCCATTATATTCTTCCTTGTTAAAACAATCTAGTTGTATGTCGTAGTATGAGTTGTTTTGAAACTTGTTCCAACTAGAGGTGTCAGCCATATTTAGACACTCTTCTTGTGTGTACATTTCTTGTGATACATACTGATTACCTGTATATACCCAGTCAGTTCCATTGTTTCCCCATATACTTATTACTAATACAAAAGCTTTCATTTAATACCCAAACGTTGAATCACTGGCTTGAAAACCAGATCGTTGTTTTGCAGGATTGTAATCCCATATGCTGCTACGTGGTCTTGTCATTATACCATACCTTAACGCATCATACAAGTGATCTTCTGATTTTGTGTCTACATCTTCTGGATTCTTTTTGTCCAGTGGGATGCTTGGTATCTGAGCTATTGTGTTAGTGCAGTTATTCATAAATACTAACATAGGTTTTTCTATAAAGTCATCTACCTTCAAACGCCTATGTATCTCGTTTTTTCCTGCGATACGTGACCCTCTTGAACGGTCTGAAGGACGCCAACGGCAACCCTTCATGTTCATCTGTTCAGCTAATGATGGCCCAGTATCGCCTCGGTTGTGCCATAAAGAACTATCAAGCACACCGTATCTCATACCTCCGTCTTTAGATTCTGCATCTATTATCATATCAGCTAAGTCTGTAGCTGTTACTTTAGATACATACATTTCCCTATATACTATAAGCTGCTCATCAGGAGCAACAGTGAACCACAGAACCCCAGTATAAGAACCATAACCATAGTCGCAAGCCCTAAAGCGTACCCAACTGTCAGGGATTTCAAAGTGTTCGATAACGTGGGCAGTTCTGTCAAATTCGGGAAATGCTGCCCCTTCGTTGATATCCCAGTTTCCTTCAAGGAGTTGCTTTCTCTGATGCTCTGGTAGTGATAGGAGCATGGCCTCATAGTCACCCTCTTCAGCGAGGTATGGGTTATCGAAGAGAGACGCAGGTATAAACCTACGCTTGAATAAAGGCTGACCTTCCTTGCTGTGTCCTTTAGGGAATGTAATTGTTTTACTTGTTTCAATGTCTGTAGCCCAAAAGTCTTTACCTGCAGGTGCAGGATCTATAAACATCTTCTTAACCCAAGAATGTCCAGCACCACCTGGGTTTGTTGTAGCTCTCATGTACAGACCTAGTTCTCTGCCGTGTGCGCTACGAAGACGTGATCTCATATAATCCCAAGCGTAAGATGTAGGCCATTGAGTAAGTTCGTCAAACCCAATCCAGTTAAATGCCTGTCCTTGATACCTAGTAACGTCTGTATCTTTGTCCAGATAAGACATCCATAGTCTTCCACCTCTAGGAGAGATCCACTGTGACTTACGCTCTGACCATTTGATTCCTGGTATGGCACGTGGGTATAACTCCTGTGATTTCTGTATTAGTTCCCTTAGTTCTTCTGTTGTGTGTCGTACAAGGAGTCCAGAGAAGTGTGGATCGTTTAGGCCGTGTAATGGATCTGCCAGCATAGCATAAGACTTACCGCCACCTGCTGCCCCTCCATACAACACCTCTCTCTCAGATGAACTCAAGAAAGATGTTTGTGGACCTTCATTAGGTTTGAATACAACTTGCTGTGCTTCATCTACGTCATACTCAGGTGCTACTACCTGCGCTGGAGTCAGGGGGGTTGTGACTTCCGCTGGCTTCTGAATATGCTCCGACTCCTTGTGTTTCGAGCTTCTCGATTTGCGAGAGCGTTTCTTGGAGCCACTTGGCAAGCTTACGTTTAATTGCAGATGCTTTTCTACGTCTTTGCTCAACTTCTATTCTCTTCTTTAGACCCATGTGTGATATGTAACGGTCTGTTTCTTTGCTCAACCACTGAGCTACTGCTCTGTAACTATACTGCTTTAGGTGTTGCTTTGCAAGCTCTAATGCATCTAACTCCTGTTCTACTGGAACAAGTAGCCTATCATTATCTGGATCTACTTCATAGCCAAACGGAACCTTTACAGTAGTCCTAGCTATTACGTGCCATTCTTTGTTGTGTCCTTTGGGTGGCAGAGGTAACTGCCAGAAGCCCAATTCTCTTTGTGGTATTATTCGTTTGTACCTTCTTTAGGTGGTAAATAAAAAATGCCACCTCCACTGGTGACATCTACTTTGTCTACTTTACCAAGACCTGCTCTATCAAGCACGTCCTTGGCAGCAATCATTTTTTCTTTGATACCCAACTGAGTGGGGTCTTGCAAAGCGCCCATAAGCGCGAAAGCAGCTTTCGGGGCAGTCCTAGCAAAGTAAGTCCTAGTTTTTTCAGCGATTTCATCTTTAAGTGCCTCCACTATAGAAGTTGTACTGGAGTTGTCGCCATACCCAGCTAACTTCTTAGCAGCTACAACGTCACCTCCAGCATCATCAAATAATACATCCAAGAACCTTTGTTGTCTTTCAGTTAATGTCCTTGCCATAAATTACGTTCCTTATTTGTGATCTGCCTATGCCTAGATCATTTAGTTGTTTGTCATCCAACATGTGTAGTATTCTAAAGTCTGCACGTTTTTGTTGTCTGATTACGTGGTTATCCCACATTCTTTTTAGTAATTGTTTCATGTACTTTCTCCTTGTTTGTACAAGGGTAGTTATACACAAATGTTAAAGTTGTAGTAGTGCTAAGTTGGAATAGCCGCTATGCTATTTCTTCATCTTTTTCATTGGACGTTCAGCAGGGTTAGATGCTCCACACATCATTGCACCTTTAGCGTAGCCCATCTTCTTAGCCATACCGCCATTCATCATGCCCATCTTTTTATTAGCCATGCCACCATACATGTAGCCCATCTTCTTAGCTACGGCTGGTGCTTCTTTCTTTAGTGCTTTCATACCGTCATTCATTTTCTTCATGTTCGTTTTCTCCCTGATGCTGTTACTGACCATTTAACTTTCTTTGGCCCTGTTTTCTTTGATGCTTCTGCTTTACTTATTCTACCTGCTACCTTTGCTGGTCTACAAGCTGGGTATGGTCTACTGCTGTCCTTAACACTTTTTCTTCCACACTCCTTGCCTGTCTTTACGTCACGCCAGTCTTCCTTGAACCATTGAGTTAGTCCACCTTCACCAAAGGATCTACGACTTTGTAGTACGTGTCTTGACTTGTGCAACTGATCCTCCTTTACTGTAAGTACCCCCACGCTTTTTGTAGGTCTTAACTAACCAAGCACTTCCATATGCGCTGGGCCACTTAAACTTCTTCTTAGCTTCTGACTTTACTCTAGAGTACAAAGCTGCATTCTTAGGTTTATTAGCCATTACTTCTTAGCTTTCTTCTTTGCTGTTGCACTCAGGTCTTTGAAGTGAACAACTTGTTTGCTATTCTTACCATGTGTTGCACCAGAATGCAACTGTCCGTTTGGCATCTTGTGTGTACCACCTTTGTGTTCAGTGCCATCTTTGAAGTAATGCTTTTGAGCTTTTGCCATTATGTCCTCTTAGATTTTGTACCAGCACACTTCCACTTCTTACGAGATAGACGTAGTGGGCTGTTTGGATTAGCTGCTGCCTTTGGATGTTTCTTCATCTGCCCAGCACTTCTTGCACAATACGAATCACCTTTACCTGTACCTGGACGTATACGTTTGCCACCGTCCTTGGCTTTACCTGCCTGACCGTAGCTTACCTTTACCTTACGCCCTGTCTTAGGGTTAGTCGTTGTCTTGGCAAACATCTTGCCTTTACGTGGAGTAGCCATGTCTATCCTCTATAGTGGGTTACTTACCATTTCATCATAAGCTTTCCAGATGTCATCTATCTCCGTTTGAATAACATCTAGCTTGTCACCTATGCCATCTGTAATAGTAGTAGCTTTATCTACTTGGGAGCGTAAGTCAAGTAAAACTTTCTGTTGCTCTAGTATCTGCTGCATGTTTGTAGCTAGTTGTGCAAGCTTAGAGTTTAATCCTCTGACATCATTATCTACTATAGCTTGCTCTACTGTTTGTATTCTACTTGTTGCTGTAGATTCTATTTTGTTTAGATTCTGAGTTAACTGTTGTATTTTTGCAACACTATCATCACTTAGGTTTGTTTCGACTTCTTGTAGTTCTTTTCTTATTGCTTGACTTGCTGTTGTTAATTGATTTGCTGCAAATGTTTTATTAGCTGTTCGTTCTCTTGCTGTGTCGTTATTTAACTTAGTTAAGCTTTTTTGTAGTTCTGCAATTTGCTTTGCGTTTGCGCTGGTATTACCTAGTGCTTCACCAACGCCACCCTCTACACCGTAGAACCTGTTGAGAGTATCATAACCAAAGTATACACCACCAGAAACTGTAGAGAGAACTGGCAGAGCCACCGCAACCATCCAGCCTTTGACATTAAAGCCTCCTATGCTAAACTCCATTGCCATTAGTTAGGCATGGTTCCATACTGCTCTACGTATTCACCAGCAGTAAATAACTCGGAGGCAGACACCGTATCTTCTGATAGGTAGCCTTGCCATCCAGAGCCAAAGCCATCATCATCCCAGTTAATTACAAATTCATCTATATTCTGTGTGTATGTAATGGCTGTATAGTTACCAACTACAAAGGTGTTTACCTGTGCATAGCTGTCTATGCTTGCTGTTAGTTCTGCGTTGTTAGCTGCAGCCATGAAAGCACCAGCTTGTTGTGCGTAGTTCTCTACCTGTGCTACAGCTTGGTTGTACGCATCTACTTCTGCTTGGTCTATGCTGTACTCATCTGTACCCATCATGCCTTGCAATGCAGTCTGCTCTGGTGATGTATCTGCTGAAGCTGCAGTTGTCATTATACCAGTAGCTGTTAGTATCTCTCCAGCAGCATCTGCTAGTAAATCTATTGCCGCATCCAAGTCATTCATTGCACCTTGGTATTCTTGTGTGAACAACTGCTGTGCTGTAGTAGCTGTCTCGTAGTCGTGTCCTATTACAAGTGCGTGTGCTGCTAGGTAATCGTCTAACTCTGCTTGGGTAATAATACCATCATCAAATGCGTCATCTTCTATAGTGCCGCCTAGTGCTGCATAGCCCACAGCACCTACTGTCATTGTACCTGCGTCTGTTACCCTATTCTTTATTGCACCCAGTGAAGCAATTAGTGCATCAATCTTTTCCTGTCCTGTCAGTGTTAAATCAATGGTTAAGACTGTTGACTGTGGGGGTGGACTTACTACTGGACTTGTTGCGTTTGCTGCTCCTGAACCTATCACTAACGGAAAGCTTAGGAGTATTATCTTCCATAACGATCTCTTCATCTTCGTATTCCTCTCCAACTCGTAATAGAGCATCCCAAAACTCTTTATCATCTGCGTACCCTACTACAAACATGGTAGGGTTTTTTCTATATCTATCTATAGCGTTTTTGCCCATCAATAACTTGCCAGTACGTGCATCATTTATTGGACATGGAGTATTTGCTAACATCATACTCCTAAACACTGTAGGGTCTTGACACATCACTGATATGGCAGACACCTGTAATCCCAACCCACCCAACTGTTGAGGTATCCCTAGTAATCTAGCATTCTTCCTGCGATTACAATTAGGGTCTTGCTGCATCTCACCTTGACTTAGGCCAATTATATTTAACTGAAGCCCTCTAGTCTTCGGGATTAGACAAGAATCGTTACCTCCCCCACCCATTACTGTTGGAGCTATGGATGACATTACCGGGCTACTCCCCGGAGATGAACCTGCTCCATTATAGTTTGTAGTTTGACTAGCGTTGTTAGAATCTACAGTAGAATCTTCGTAGTTGTTAGAGAAGTCACCCTCTATATCGTTGCCGTTGTCTGTCGTAGTAGTGTTATTGTTAGTTATACCGTCATCAAGGGGTACTTGTTCCTGTGCATACACCAGATTGTAACTCAGTAATAGCAGTATCGCTACACATAAGCTCCGTAGCAACATCCGTATGTCCAATAAGTGCGAGTGTTCTTGCATTCTGGTTTCTCTGACATGCAGCATCCCCCACTCGACACGATGCAGTATAGTTTATTGTTTGACAAGCTGTTAATATTCCTAATATACATAGTTGTATGGATACGGATCTAATTGTCAACACTTTATTTATCCAACACTAACAAAGTTAGCCTACCCCAGGTCTTTTTCTACCCGGGTCTAACACTTCATGTCTCTTTAGGTGACCCTCTAAGTACATAGCTCTCTCTACATGGTCTAGAGTAAAGCTTTTTCCTAGCTTAGACCGTAGTGCTTCACGCACATAGAAGACATCTGACTTAGGAATGTGTACACGTCTTAGTCTTTTACTGTCACCGTCTGCTATAGCATCGTAAAACTCTTCTATTACGTCTTCAGAAGAGTACATACTGACTTTATTCTTATACATATTGTTACCTAAAAGGCGGTATGTACCATAAACTACGTGTTGAGGAGGAGGATGTGAGGAAGAAAGACACCCAGCATATGATACATACCTAGTATAACACAAGTTATTGGTTATAATTATTAATGTGTTACTAGATTTAGTATACAGTAGGTTAGTATAACTGTCAAGTTAAACTTTCCTATGTCCAAACTCTTTTATATAGTTAAACTATTTATTTATATTTACTATTTATTAAGTTAAAACATTAAAAGTTTAACTACCTGCTCCTGCTCCGCAGTTATACCCGGAAATAAGGCTGTGTCAAGAGGATATTTGTACATGTGCGACAATTTGTCATCATTCTAAAATTCACTTCTGTGTGTTTATGTATATATACGTACTGGGTAACGGGGGGTGGCCCTCGCAGGGTGTCCATTTTGGAAGTGACTTTGCTATATTTGCAAGGTATTTAACTACTAAGCTACTGTTTTTACTACATAAAGTAACTGATATATCGTCAATAGACTACAAAAAAGTGTTGTAATTCTGCAACATCTCAACAAGTGTGTCCTTTTTGCAACAGGGATGCATAAATACCACACCCCTATAGTGTTGCACAAATGTCACACCCCTCTCACGCGCACACACATACACGCGCACACCTGGGCGCATACGCCTGGACGCACACACACGCGCGAGCAGATATACAATAACAAAAAACTTTTTAGTAGAACGAATCAGGAACGAATCACCCACAACAGAACAAAACAGGAAACACTAAAAAAGGTTTCGTTTAAAAACAACAACTTACAAGTTTATCAAATTTTATGCTTGCAATGCGTTTTGCGGTATGCCCTTAATAGAACATCGAAAACGAAAAGAAACAAAACGCAAGCGATGTATATCCTTCAAAATGTTTCAGTCTCTTTTTGACAGCAACGGTGGAATGCCCTTGTAAATACTAACTAACTACTTTGACTACTAACAAACATACGAAATACTAAACGTTATTTGACAATGGCAATAAGCCCCTCTGATGTTTTACAAGTTGATGCATTGGATTATAGACAAAAACAACTTCTTATTTGGTTACGACCTTGACAAAGTTTAGGACTAGATTTGCACCAATACTCGACTGAAAGTATATATGCGATAATTGCTTTCAGGTGGCTTCAGCTAATGGCTAGGGGTCTTCACGTTGGAAAGGGTGGCACTCGGCAAATGAGACTTAGCGCAAGCGAAAGTGCAAAGAGTGACAATAAATATTTACTTGACAGGTAGGCAATTAACGTTGCCTACTCTCTGGTAGATATAACTTAGGAGGATACTATGACTTATAAACTATTAGGTGTTGGTACTAATGCCAAGACAATCAAGGGTGATGGCTCTGAATACTTGACAGCTATCTTGTATATGACACCCTACAAAGTGATGGTGGATGGCAAGTCTTTTAATAGTTGTGCGATGGCTGAACAAGCAAGCTGTATTGATGCGTGTCTATATACAGCAGGACGTGGCAAGTTTAGCAATGTACAGTCAGCTAGACAACGCAAGGCTCAATGGTTTTACAAGGATAGAGATAGCTTTATGGATCAACTGATTGACGACATAGATAGGTTTCAAATCTATTGCATGAAGCGTGACATTCAACCTTGTGTGAGACTGAACGGCACTACTGACATTCGTTGGGAGTTGATCAAAGTTGATGGACAAAACGTATTCGAGTTGTTCCCTAATGTGCAGTTCTATGACTACACCAAGATTGCTAATCGTAAGTGTAAGGACATACCCAACTATCACTTGACATGGAGTTACTCCAACGCAAATGCAGATTATGCCAAGCTACTCGACAAAGCATTAGAGCAAGGTATGAATGCGGCAGTAGTGTTCAGATCTAACTTTATCCAAGTCAAACCTAAAGCTTGGCATAATTGGAAGGGATACCCTGTCATTGATGGCGATCAAGACGATCTAAGATTTCTTGACCCAAGGGGTGGACACATTGTTGCACTCTATGCTAAAGGTGAAGCTAAGAAGGATCAAACAGGATTTGTACAGGAGGTGTAACATGAAAACTGTAATAGAAAAAAAGATAACAACTACTAAGGTTTATCAAGTGCGAACCTTGCCTATAAGGAAGGGTAGTGACTACAGGTTTAGATTATTTGTTGACGGATATGCTAAAACCCTGTACAAAAATATTGAGGAAGCTGAAAAACATTTGGAGGTATTATCTTATGGAAGATACAAATAAAATTGTAATCAGTCTTTATGACTACACTGGTGAAGCACTCAAGCCTTGGGCAGAGGCAGGGTATACTTGCCATGCTTTTGACATACAGCATGATGAGGCAGGTTGGGTAGATCGTTTTGATGGTGGTGGTTCTATTCGCTATCACAAATCTGACTTACATAACATTGCAAACCTTGACGCAATCTATGACAGTCTATCAGGCAAGGAAGTCACCTTTGCTATGGCATTCCCTGTCTGTACTGACATGGCGGTATCAGGTGCGGCACACTTCAAGCGTAAGCGTGAACGTGACCCATTGTTCCAACGCAAGGCGGCGAACTATGCCATATGGTGTGCTGAATTATTCCAAGCATTGGGTTGTCCATACTTTATAGAAAACCCTGTTAGTGTACTATCAACTCTATGGCGCAAACCTAATTACAAGTTTCACCCATATGAGTATGGTGGATACATACCTGACGATCAAGCGGAACATCCCAAGTGGCCTGACTACATTGCGCCAATGGATGCATACCCTAAGAAAACTTGTCTATGGACTGGTGGTGGCTTCATTATGCCTACCATAGCACCAGTAGAACCAGAGACAGGCCATAGTAGACAGCACCTCAAGCTTGGTGGTAAGTCTATGAAGACTAAGAACATACGCAGTGCAACACCTCGTGGCTTTGCACAAGCGGTGTACATGACAATAACAACTCAATACAAACCCAATCTATAGGAGGATTATCATGTTTGTAATACTAGCAACTAAACCACTCAATGACGGCACTAAAGGTTTCCGTTTCAACTTCTTCGGTAAGAAGGGTATCATTCGACAGCGTAAGCTACAGTCCAACGGTATCAAGTTTACCAAGGGTGATTG